CCCATACCCAGACCATATTGTTTGATGTTGCCCTGACCCTGATTCCACGCGGCGAGCGCATTGGGTAAGCTGCCGTGAAATTCACGCAGCAGGTCGTATAATTTATGACCTGTGCCTTCAGCAGCTTGCGCCAAATCATACGGGTTTTTAACACCGTATTCGTTCGCGGTCGAATCGAGCATTTGGAAATCACCTTTGGCCGTGCCATATTTTGTCATCGGGCCGGTGGTGAATTTACCATTGCTCGATTCTTCCTGTCGCAATGACGATAACAAGCCAGGTTTCAATCCCCATTTGCGCTCGACTTGCGACAATACATCATTGGGGGCAGACGATACATTTCCTGGGCGCCCTTGCCCTTCAAACGTATCATCTGCCCCCAATGATGATGGATATATCAGGCCCCCCACAACGCCGGTCAGTCTGCCGAACACGCCTGCGCCGAATCGTGCAGCAGCCGCACCTCCACCAGCCAATGCTGCGGGGGGAGGCGGTATATCGGCAGGAGGTACGGGTGGCACGCGCCCACCGAATATTTTAGTTATTATTTTGTATCCAACAGATGTTGCAAGTGCCGAACCTGCCGCAGTTATCAAACCTATAGCGCCCGCAGTTATCAACGCGTGTTCAGCCATCCATTTGTACGCTCGGACAATCTGCGGCGAATATTTAGTGGATAATTTTAGAGCGTAACCCTCCATTGTGTCGCGTAAATCTTCCCACGCGTTTTTTCGTGCCAACGCAGCATCGGCAGCACCTTTAGTAACTTGGTATTCTTTTTTCTCAGCCTCTACGATCTTATTTACCGCATCAGTACCCTGCATCAGCAGATTGATTGTGCCTTCATCATATCCGAGTAACGCCCCGATCTTTTGCGCCTGTGGACCCGACATTTTCGAGAATCTTACCGCAGCCATCTGCAAGCGTTCAATGTGTGTTGTGCTGTCGGCTAGATATTTTGAACGACCTTCGGTGCCAAACCCACCCCAACCCAGACCGAGCAATACGTCTTCGCCTGGGGCACCAGTGAGTCGCTTCGTCTCCATCATCGTAGTCATGCCGCGCAGTGTGGCATCCATTCCTTTTGCCGAACCACCCGCGCGTTCAACCGCTTTTTCCCACACACTCAGTTCTTCGGTGGACATGCCGAGATTCTTAGCGAGCAACCCGGTGGCCGCAGCTTGATTTGTGACATCAGATATAAACGTTTTGGATACTGAAATACCCGCGAGAGCCATCGCGAACCCAGCCACAAATTTTATCGTGCGAGCGTATGACTCAGCAATCTTTTTATTACTCTGTTCGACGCCTTTCTTGGCATGATCAGAACCACCCTCAACTTTTTTGAGCGATGTTTCAATGTCTTTGACGTGTTTTTGCAGGTCTTTAATATCAAGACCGAATTGAACAACGAATGAATCGATGATTGTAGCCATTTCACTCTCGCGCCTGACTTGCTATTCGAGTGTTGTGCGCATCAATGGATTGGATTTCAAGCAAATCGTGCAGGTCGCGCAATCCTAGAACCGTGTCCAGTTCGTGCAACGTCGCCAGCTTGCTTGATACGACCACGCCGATTGTTTGCGGCACATTCACATAGTTGCGATAATCGCCACCGTCAGACATGAAAACGCTAAGGTCTAATCGGCGGCGCTCGTAAAAAAATCAACGTGGATTGACAGGATCTCTTTGCGCAGTTGCAGGCGTGTTGCGATTTCTTCGATATCATCTTCAACCAGCGGGCGGGTCACTTGCGGGCGAGATGCGTCAGGCACGAATACCACGCAAGACATCATTTCAGCCATGAGTATTTCGGCCTCATTGAAGTCGATGCCGGACAACGCCCGAATGCCCATCAACGCGATACCGGCCATGCCCATCGCAGCAACGTCGTCAGGAATCTCGATACCAGCCTTAGCGATTCCCAAGAATGCGCGCAATGCCCAGCGTTCGGCCTGTGATGCGGGCAGTTCACGGATGCGGAACACCTTGCCGATGTCCCGCCCTTCCTTGTCAATCGTCACATCCTTAATGCGCCGTGCCATTATACGGGTGCCCCAACAACGTAATTCCATTTGATCGAGAATTTCCGTGGTTGCAGAATCTTCTTAGCCGACGCCATTGGCGAATATCCGACAAGTACGCCATTGGTCAGCGCGTAGCTGCGGTTTACGCCAGGTTGCGAAACCGTCGCAAATGCGTTGTAGATTTCGCGAGCCGCTTCTTCAGCCGCATACCACGCTTCAAAAAATGAATTCGAGGCGCTATCGGCCTGCAACATCACGTTCATCGTTTTGATCTGTGGAATCCAGCCGGACGACATAAATCCGTCAGCACCCATGACAACTTCAGCATTGTCGATGCTGTCCATGTCGTACATATCGCCCTCTGCGAAACCTTGCAGTTGTTGCGGCACTGTGTACAGACTGGCGACACCGATCATCAAAACACTATTTGCACTGGTTAAGCTCATGTTAAATTCCTTTTACGTTTATGGCATATCGGGCCATGTTCGATTACTTTTCATACGATTAATCGCTGCGGGTATCGCATTGAGATTTGCCTCGCAATGCAGACCACATACCAATTTTGAATTCAGCGGCACAATATGATCAACGTGCCATTCACCACCACAAATTTCATTTCTCAATTTGGCCAAATGATATATCTCTCGCATCAAGAAAGCATCGGCCCACGCGGGCGTGGCATTTTGCTTGCGAGATTCTCTGTATTTCTTTTTAGCGTTAACTTTGTCTCTGTTACGTTTGCGCCACTCAGCACCACGTCGCAAAATCGCTTCTTTGTTTCTAGCGGTACTCTTATCGTGCGATTCTTTGACTTTGTCTGGATTATTTGCCCGCCATATTAAACTCATAGCGTACAAACGATCCTTGTGCAATATCTGGTACTTCTTAATATCAGCCTTAAATTTTTCTTTGTTCTCTTCGCGCCACTTCAATCGAGTAGCATATGCGTGTTCTTTGTTATCACGATACCAGACTCTTGACTTCTCGTTGGACGATTCTGAATTCGCCCTGGCCCATTTTACTTTTCGTATATTAAGGCATTCGACACAATCGTTTCGAGACACAGTTCGTTCGGCAATGTGCCCTTTTGAACACGGCAATCCTGTAAAAAATCGCTTCAAACCTTGTTCTTTTGCATCACTTTTAGAAATCATCAGCATGGTATATGGACGGGTATCGTTTCCGCAAGTATACCATGTCATGTGCCATTGCGTATCTATTGCACCTCAATTGAAGCAAGATTGATCTGTTGGATCGAACCGCCATCGACGTACCAGAGCGATATCGGGGGCGATGCACGATTGCCGCGTGTGATGGCCGTGGCAGGCAAGATTTGCAGATACCAACCTTGCGTTGACAAAATGCCGTCAATCGCCAATCCAGCAGCGTTGTTCACTTCTGCGGCTTGCAATGCCGACAACGGTACGCCCGCATTGATTGCTCCGAAATTTACCGCAGCAGTGATTGGATCAAGACACGCGGCGCGCACCAGTTCATAACCAGCGGCGTTGTACGGAATGGATTTCATGCCGAACAGCAACGTCATCAGCGCCAGTTGCAAGCCATTGGTCAGCCAGATTTGGTCAACGTAACTGTCGAGCCATTTGTACGGGCCGGACACGCCGCCGTTGGTCAGGCCGATGAACGATTGATTCGCAGTCGCCCAATCAGCATAGCAGTTGTAACCGTTGGCAATCAGGTTCGATTTTACCGTGTAATCGGTAACATCAATGCTCAAGCCGGTCTGCGATTTTGCAAATGCGGTAGTGCGGCCATTCTTCTGTGTGAAGTCAATCGACGCAATCAGCCCACAGGCGAATACCGCCTTGGTATAATCTGAACCCCACACAGGGAAGCAACCGGAAGAATTGATCGCTTTGATCAGATAGCCAAAACTGGTCGTCGCGGCATTTGATGTGGTCGGCGTAACGTCAGTGTCCCATGCGGCATACACGAACGAATCGTTTTGTGTATTGTTCCATGCCTGAAACAGCAACTTGTTCGCGTTGCCGGTCACATCAGGGTTGAACAGTGTGCAGAACGATGCAAAATTTACCGTTTGAGCAACGATACCCGCCATGAATGTGCCAGGTACAGCAATGTCGGCACCTTGCGAAATAACAGCACCCGTCGCCTGTGTCAGCAACAGGCCGGTAGACAATGTACCAGTGCAGTACCCGATGGTAGCTGCCGCGCCGGTCAGGGTCGATGTGAATACAAATCCACCAGACACGCTATCGTATGTCACAGCGAACGTCGGCGTTGTGAAACCAGCTTGAATCAATGCGGCGGCGGCGCTGAAACTCGCAGCACCAGACAGCGATATCGTAGCGGA